CTACACCTGAAGCTTTTTCCAGTCCAGTCCTCTATCATCTGCATACTCTTCGCTCATCGCGTCAGTTTTATGACCCAGCAAGGTTTTAACGTTTAAGCCTTGTTCTTTGTAGAGGCGAGATGCCAGTGAACGTTGTTCATGAAACGATGGCGGGGTATGACCCTCAGGCCACTTAATCCCTGATTGATCCCTTGCAATGGTGAAATACCGCGATATGGAATTCACAGGGATTTTGCTTCCTGGCTTCGCCGTCGCATGCAGAACTGAGTGATGAATTAGGTACTTGCTAACGAATCGATCCCGGCATCTTGCGATCACTTCTTCAAGCGTCATACCGATGGCATCACATCTAAGGGAAAGTGGTAAGGCAATTTTGGACCCCGTCTTGTTTTGTGTGATATGCAGGAACCCATCCCACACATCGGAAAACTTGAAATCAACGATGTCACCCAATCGCTGGCCAGTAATTAAAGCCAGAAGCATGGCGTTCTGCGCAGCTGGCTGCATATCCTCGGCGTGTTTAAAAATGGTTTTCCATTCTGCTAAGGTCAATCGTTTTCTCCTTACCTTCACTACAGGATTCTTCGCAGCAAGAGCAGGGTTATAACCAGGAGGAACCTCGCCTGCATGTTGAGCCTCTTTAAAAACATCAACCAGAACCGACCTTACCTGTTGCCCCATTCTTTGCTTACCTGCATTTTTATATTCATCAATGATGGTAGCGATAATCTTGGTATCCACATCTGCTATTCGCAGATTCGGTGTTCTTTTAGATAAAATATTCGAGCAAAGACGCCTATTTTTTAATGTGGATAGTTTGATCTCGTTGTTTTCCATCCTCTCCTGTTGAATTTCCTTATACTTTTTAATCCAGTCGCTAACTCTCATTCCCGGGGCTTTCTTGTCGTTTGCTTTAATGGCCATATCGACAAGAGCGTATGATTGCTTTGTTTCCTGTTCAGAAATGAGACGATTCATCTCAGTTGCAGCAGCTTTCGCTGCATCTTCATCGGTTCCAAACCCTACAAAAACACCTGATGTGGGATGCCTATACTGCCAGTAGATACGGGATGTTCTCTTATCTAACTTGCAGTATAAGTTTGGAATATTAATGTTATGTTTTCTGGGTCGAGCTGCCATAGAAGGCCTTCTCCACTAACTGGCGGGCTTTATCTGACAGAGATGTAGAAATATCAACATCACCCACCATGCCAATAAAACGAGCATCTTCATCAATCACCCAGCGGCGACCTTGTTTGATTGCAGCCGGGAAGGTTTGTTTGGTTTTAGCTATTTTATTCAGTGTTGCTTTGCTCACTGGATATTTAAAACCATTTGGTCCTGATGCCCAGTCATAGATAGTAACTAGCTGCCCCATACGTATATCTCCACTAATCCGGCTGCAACCGGGTTATCTGCCACTAAAAGAACAAGCCGAGCATCCCCCACGAAGCCCGTCATTACACTTTTTGCACAGCTGGTGGTCTGGCTCTCCTGTTACTGTCGAATAAATCTGGAAAGGAACTATTACTGGCATAGGTACGGTAAGAACCTGGCTCCGAAGCTTTGCTACTTCATCGGCTAATTCCATTAGCCTGTTATGCAGGTCTTTTGCTTCCTCCTTATACCAGGCCAAATCATCACGAATACGCCGCCAGCGACGGAGCTTTAATTTGTTTGCTCTCGGCGCGGCTTTGCGTTCTGCGGGGGATTGACTCACTGTTTTATCCCCCGCTCAGTGTTTTTCAGGTCATTCTCTGCGAAGAGGATTGACGTTCTGGCGGCGCGCAGCCGGGCCTTAGCGTTCTTTTCTTCGCGCTCCAGGTTGGCTACAGCCTCGCGCAGTTCATCACGGCGGTTATGAAGCTGCTGAATCTCTCTCACCACAGCCTCGCCATCAGTCGCGCACTGAAGAACGTACTGGAAAGGGTCAACGGCACAGCCACATTGAAGGCACAGAATGATCCGCCCTTTCTCATCGACTTCAACGGCTTTATGCTTGCAGTGTTGCTGCCTGTAGTCCTTTCTGTCGGTTACGGTGATATTCAGTAGCTTCTCTTCGTCTCGCTTGGGCTGCACCAGAGTGATGACGTTGTCGCTCTCATTTTCCATCTGGCACCTCCTGCGGGGCGGCTGCGAGCGTGGCGGCGTTCCAGGCTTCAAATTGACCATCAATGCCATCGTCACAATAGCCGTCAGTTGTCCGTAACGAATCCCAGCCATCGAGGGGCGCTCCATTCTGTGATTCCCACCATTTTTCGAATATGGAGCGGTCAGGCACAACCGGCTGCTGCGCGTGGCGATAGAGCGGGATGATTTCCGTTAACGCCGACTCCCAGCCAAAATGATCCGCTTGAGCCTCAACAACGGAGCGAGTAATGCCGATCGCTTCGTCGTACACTTCTCCGTGATAAATCGCAATCCATGCCACCGGCTCGCTGTCCATTGCGGCCAGCATCATGCGGGCTACTCGCTTGAGAATCTCTACATCGGCGAGCCCCAATTTGTAGCCGGCTTTTAAATCAAAGACAGCCTGAACATTCTCTTCTCTGGTTAACTGGTTATTGGTCATTGATTGGCTCCTTCTGGCTTGATTCCGCCGTCACAATGCGGGCATGGGCCAGCTTGCTGACCGTTTTTGATGGTCCTGCCATACGAGCAACGGTAACACCGCAAATTTTTAGCCTTTTCCGTCACTCTGATTATGTCCCTGCCGAATCCCATAGAAATTCGCTCAAGATAGCCGCGCTTTATCAGGCTTTCAGCCATGATGCCGACTCTAACTGGAAGGAGAGAATCGCCATCCCATAACGCCGTTTTACGGAATGGGCTAATTTCGATTTCCCAGCCGTGGACAATTGCTGGCTTTAAAAACTCGCGTTCGCGTTTGTTTAGTGGTTTGCCCATCACTCAGCCTCCCACTTGATGCCAACGGCGGTCAGCCATTTGGAAAAGTTGTTCTGACAGTCGATATATCCCTTCGCGTAGTCCTCAGTGGCACCGTAATGGCAAATCTGAAATTCATCATATTGCTTCACGGTGACGGTGCGGGGCTCCAGCTGAGTAATCCGCTGCTGCGCCTTCTCCAGCGCCTCTACCAGCGCGAGGACGTTGGCAGGGTTAGCCAACTGAACAAATTCACGATTGGCCGCTGAATCCGGCCCTATAAAATTCGCGATAATAAATCCGCTGTTGGCCTGGTCATCGTTGCTGCAAGTGGCATCCCAGCCATCGCCAGACTCTTTTACCCAGTCGCCGGAACTTGCTTTCTCTGCTGCCGCTTTCATAGCTGGCGCCAGTTCGGTGATATCAGTCATGGCTGGACTCCTTCACGCCATCCCATTCAACCCAGGCGTTTTCACCGTCTGCATCAATTTCGCCTTTGTGTCCGCATTTCGTGCATACGGCTTCGTCGCCAGCCCAAAGAGTATCCGGAGACACAGACCAGCCAGTCACACTCACTTTGTCGTTGTTGCAGTTCGGGCAGTTATCAAGCCAGCCGACAGTAACCGTTAATGGCCCGTACCCATGCTCTGTTCTAATGCTCATTTGTCGGCCCCCTCGCGCAGCAGCTTCACATGTGAATTAGCCAGGGAAAGGTAAGCCAAAGCTGACACTGCCTCGCTTTCATCAAAAATCTTATGCACGGTGTTGGATACAAACTCTTCAACCCCTTCAGCCTTAATCCCGGCATAGATGCGATCGGTGCCGGGGGTTTCTACCGAGTCAACCAGCCAGTAATCGCATGTTTGATAGGTGTGCTGGCTATCGGAGGTGTGCAGCCCTTGAGCATCGAAGCCTTGAGCTTGTTGAATCACGACACCCCATGACACGCGCTGAACATCTTCGCTCCAGCCGTCGTCTGCGTCCTCACGGTAAGCGTCAATCTCAGCTTGCGCTGTATCAATAGCGCTCTGCTTGTCTTTGAAGTAATCGAAGCCGTATTCAGGGGAATATGCGAAGTAAGTTACGCCAGCCTTCAGCCCCACATTCTCCGCAGCCAGCTGCTTAAACGCTTTCGCCAGCGCCATAACCTTTGTCTCTTTGATTGACAGCTCGCCCGCCGACTCCAGCGACTGAATGAGCTCGTTTACTGCCTGTAGTGTGATAGTCATACAGCCTCCCCGAGCACCCAGCGCAGAGCATCAGCGTATTCACCGCTGGCACCTTCAAGGGCTTTTGTGATTTCTTTGCGTGATTTGAGACGTGGCTTAGTTTCGCCAAGCACGGCGCGCTGGCGCCTGGCTTTTTCATGGCCGGTAGTTCCAACGGTTGCAGATTCAATCTCTTTTACTTTTTCCCGCTGCTCTTCCGGGGGAAGCGTGCCAAGCTGACGTGCCTGGGTAACAGTAACAGTGCCAGATTCCACCGCTTCCCGGACGGCCTGAGTAGCATCGAGGAGGGAGAGCGTTGCTCGAACGGTCTGAACGCTGCAGCCAAACAACACCGCAATGTCGTCCTCATCGAGTCCGCGGTCGAGAGCGTCTGACATTTTTTTAGCGCGGCCAAGCGGTGTATCAGGTCGGCGAATTTCGTTTTCGCTGACCATGTATTTAGCCATCTGATTTGCTGATCCGCGCTTAACGACCCCAGGAACAAGCAGTGGGTCTTTGCCCTCTTTCAAAAGAAGCTTATTTGCCTCCAGGGTGTGTTTTACGCGCTGACGGCCTACAACTACGCAGGTGAGCCCCGTTTCAGGGTCTTTCCAGACGATGATCGGCTCCAGTACACCCAGCTCCTTGATGTTCAGTACCATCCCTTCGTCGATCGGCAGGTGAACACGTTCATCGTAGAGAGGGTGGGTCATATCGGTGACCAGGTGCAGGTTTTCGGGCTCGAACGTTAAAACGTTCGTCTTGCCACTGGCGCCATATACAACTTTTGAATCTTTAGCCATCAGACAGCCTCCACATCGCTGGTGGAAGCAGCCGAGATATTCTCCATATCGCGCATAGCTTCTAAGACGTGCATATTGCTGCGGGTTTTAGTGTGACGTTCAACAATGCGATCGCATTCTTTAGCCCAGGAAAGAACTTCTTCTTTCATGGCGTCACGTTCTTTACGTGCCTGGCGAAGAGTAACGTTCGAAACATCGAGCATAGTTGCCAAATCTTTTAGCAGTTCTGCAGTAGCAGGAGGCATTGTTTTAGCCGCCTCAAAGGCATCTTTAATTAACTGCTGTGCTGTTTTTGCCATTATGTTTTTTCTCCAACTGACGCGCTGCAACGCGCTTTAGGGTGCAGCAACCCAACCCATGAGAATGGGGTAATTGCTGCTGTTCTAATCAGGCTGCTGGTTTTTGTTCTTCGGGCTCTTTGTAGGCGAGCAGATCACAAAGCTGGTTAATTACTTTACAGAACTGGAACATGTCCGTACCTGCCTGGTGACGCCAGCGGTAGGCTTTGTCGTCATCATCAGAATAATCATTATCCTTGGTATCGATCCGCCGGAAATGGAATTTATCTGTAAGCAGAAAAGAGACGCCGCAGCCTCTTAATTCCATGTTATCAACGATAAAACCTGTGTTCAGGCTCTCCAGAATTTCACTGGTAACGGAAGTGTGCTCCGCAGAGTAGCGAATAACTTCTTTCTGTTCTGCCAGTCGGGATAGCTGGACATAATCACCAACCTCAAACCCGGCAAACGCTGATTCTTCGCCGTCCAGATGGTTTTTAAGGCGCGTTGTCAGGCCGTTTTTGATATCACTGATGTTGATCGTGACTGTTTTTACTGAGCCGATCACTTTAACCAGCATCGCCCCGACTAAATTGGCAATATTTTTATTGGCGGAATTAATGATCAGCAGATTTTCTGCAGTGTTATACAGGACCAGGATCAGAGACGACTTGATGAATGCCTGTTTGCAGAGCTGAACCTTAGCATCCTGGATAATGTTGTTACGGTCAGCGCGCTTCAATTTCTGACCACACGCATTTTCGATGCGCTGGATACGCTCATTGGCTTCTTTCATCACGACGTGCTGGGGGATTATTTTCTCATCGCGGCGAACCACGATTGCATAACCGCCAGTAATTGGCGTAACCAGCTCGCCGGTAATCGGATTAGGGACGAAGGAAGCCCGCGCGAACTCCGTTTCTGTAAGTTCAGAGTAGGGCAATTCCTGCAGGTGCCCTTCAACCGATTCAATACTGGGCAAAGTAGCCCGATAGACAATGGCGTTACGTAACTTTGATAATTTCATTTCTATGTCCTCTGCAAAGGATTGGTTAGTTATCTCCACACAACACAGAAGAGCACCTGCGGCTGCAAATCCGCCCGAGCGGATTGGGTGATGGGCCCGTTACTCGGTGATGCTCTTGTGTCTTGTGTAAAAAGGGCGGTACCAGAAACAAAGGGAAACTGGCACCGCCAAGACTACACACAGCACAGTTATGCACTTAATATTAGATATCTTACATTTTTAGTCAAGGTGTAATTGTAAGTAATCTTACTTTTATGCCCGGGGGTATAAAAAACCCGCTTATGGCGGGTTCGGAGGGGATTGCAAAGTTAGAGATCTATGATGATTTGCTTAACTATCCCGATAAGGTTGGTGTCTTGATTGATCTCGATAGGTTTGAAAGACGGATTCAGTGGCATTAGGTATGAAAAAGGCGGGTCAATAGCTAACTTCTTAAGAGTTGCTTCACCGCCCGAAACGGTTTGAGCCACGACGATTTTTCCATTAGCTTCATCAACAAAACCATACTCCGGCTCTACAATAACAATGGAACCATCTGGAATGCTAAGCTCTTGATTTGACGTCATTGAATGTCCTTTAACTCTCAACGCAAAGGCAGAATCAGACAGCTTTCGCGTCGTTTTCACCATTTCATTGCTAGGGTTCCCTATTACCTCGGTCCAATTACCCGCTTGCACCCAAGAAATGAGTGGAACCTCTCTTGTTGAGATTAGATTTATATTAATGCCGTTTTCGATATCCCCCGTGCCAAAAACTAGCCACTCGGGGGAACATTGCAGGCATTTACAAACCAGAATCAGGTTTTCTCCAGACAATTTAGTCAAATCACTTTCCCACTGGGTAACAGCAGAGGCACTGACACCAGCCCACTCAGCAATATCCCGCTGCGTAAGTTTTTTCTGTTTTCGCCTAAATCTTAATCTGCTACCAACGGTATCCATAAATTCTCCTCGGATTGCACGTTAGCAATCTTACATTTAATTGACGTAAGCATGCTGTCCATATACGATGTAAGAATGCTAACTTTAAGGAGGTGAAGCATGTTAAAAACACAAGTTGTTGAGTACTACGGTGGCATTTCTAAAACGGCAATTGCTTTAGGGGTAACCCATAGTGCTGTTTGCCAATGGGGAAATGTAATTCCACAAAAACAAGCATTTGTAATCGAGAGAATCACAAAAGGAAAACTCAAATACGATGCGAATCTTTACCAAAAGTCTATAGACCCAGCAGCTTAGAGGTAACTACAAACCGAATTTCAAAGGGGTAGGTATGAACCCGGAACAGTTCATAAAAAACAATGTTGTTAAGGCACTCCTGACTGATGGTTATTCAGCAGAACAGGCTGAGCAGGGGGGGGTAGAGGCTATTTCGTACTACCGGCGCTCATCAAAGCCGACAACCAAGCGAAGAAACATCTTTGACGACTGCCTTGAACAAGCCCGAATGATTCTTAAGTACGGCAAGAAGAAAGGCACCAGAACGAAAGGGGCATTGATTTAAATGACAAACCTGAAAGAAGCCGTAAAGGCAATGTGCAAAGCCTATCCCGGCGGACGTGAAGCGATGGCTGGTGCATTAGGTATGACCTTAACCCAGTTCAATAACAACCTCTACGAGAAGAACGGCTGTCGTTTCTTTGAAGTATCTGAACTGGAAGCGATGGAGGACATCTCGAATACATCTCACCTGGCTGAATATTTTGCCCGCCGTCGCGGTGCTCTGCTGGTGGATGTGCCGCACCTGGAAGAACTGGACCGCGTGGACCTGTTTAGTCGTGCAATGCGTACCTCTGCCGCCAGGGGACAGGTGGATCAGATTATCGAACAGGCGCTTGAAGATGGGGTTATCGAAAGACATGAAGCTGAAGAAATCATGGTGCATCACCGCCGCCACCTGGCAGCGCGTGAAGAAGAAATCGCGGCAATTATCACGTTGTTTGCACGCAAAAAGAAGTGACGCCAGCAGGTTGCAGCCTCTGGCGTCGTGGCGTGTCGTTATCAGTGGAGATTACTAACGCATGAACAGTTTACCAACACAGTACCGCAGGTCGCAACTTATAGCGCGTCCGGTTCCTGGTGGAGCAGGTCCGGTTCAGTTCGTGTATGGGGTAAGAGTACCAGGCGGGTTCGAGCCTGTCTGCTACCAGTTTGCTCAGTGGGTGGTAGGGGACTTTAACGGTCAGGCGGGGAGCGTATGCGAGAACTTAACCGATGGTTCAGAGATCACTACGGAATCCCGGTCCAGGTCATCCGCTGGGAGCCCCAGACACAGCGCGTTATATACCTGCGTGAAGGGTACGAGCATGAGTGCTTCAGCCCCCTTGAGCAGTTCAGACGAAAATTCAGGGAAATAGAGGGGTCTTATGAGCCTGTTAATGCCATCAAGGCCGATAGTCATCAATCCTGACCTTGCATACAGCATTGGTCTGAATGAAGCCATAGCGTTGCAGCAGGTTAACTACTGGCTGAAGGAGACAACCTCCGGGCTTGAGCGTGACGGTGTGCGTTGGATCTACAACACCACTGAGCAATGGCTGGAGCAATTCCCGTTCTGGTCTGAGTCAACGCTGAAGCGCACATTCACCCGCCTGAAGAGCCTGGGCGTACTCAAAATCGAGCAGCTCAACAAGTCGCAGCGCGACATGACCAACTACTACACGATCAATTACGAGAGTGAGCTTTTAGATGAAGTCAAAGTGACTAAATCGAAGGGGTCAAAATGCGCTGTTCCATCAGGTCAAAATGACACGATGGAAGAGGTCAATATGAAACGCTCCACCAAGTCAAAACGAACCGCTGTCATCAGGTCAAATTGGCACGATGATCCTACAGAGAATACAACAGAGAGTACTACAGATAATAAAACCCCTTCTTGTCCGGTTGCTGAGCAACCTGACGAGACCGGGCCTGCGATTACCGTTCTGGAACATTTCAACAAGGTTACTAATTCGAGCTATGGGCGAGGAGGACGTGGCAAAACTACTCTGGGATATATCCGCGGTCGTCTGGCAGAAAATTACAGCCCTGAAGACCTCATGCTGGTGGTTGATTACCTGAATGAGAAATGGGCGAACGATTCAAAAATGTGCGACTACCTACGGCCAAAAACACTTTTTGCCCCAGAGAACTGCGCGGAATATTTCGATAAGGCCCGGAAATGGTCCTCGGCAGGACGGCCTTCCTGGGTGAATGGACGATGGTCCAAAGACGCCGCTGCGTTCAAGTCCACTCACGCCAATGTTGATTATTCTGGCATACCAGCGGGGTTCAGAGGATGAGCAAGCCATTTCTGAAGTGGGCAGGTGGTAAATACACCCAACTTAACGATCTGTTCAGGTATATCCCTGAAGGGTTACGACTGATTGAACCATTCGTGGGGGGCGGTTCTGTATTCCTGAACAGCGATAAACACGCGGATTTCCTGTTGGCAGATGTTAACCCCGACCTTATCCATCTGTATCAAATGCTGGCTGTCGTGCCTGACGTGGTTGAAAACAAAGCCCGCTGGATGTTCGAGAAAATGGGCAATCCTGAAGGTTATGAACTGATCAGGAAGGAATTCAACGCGCAGACACTGGATGCAGCCGAGCGTGCAGCTGCATTCTTGTATCTCAACCGGCATTGCTTCAATGGGCTGATGCGTTACAACCTGGCCCATCAGTTCAACGTTGGCTGGGGAAAATACAAAGCTCCCTATTTCCCATTTCAGGAGATGAAGGCTTTCGCTGATATGTCTCACAACTGCGTATTCATGACATCCGGTTATCGCCGGACTATCGGCCTTGCAGGGAAAGGTGACGTTGTGTATTGCGATCCCCCTTATGAACCGATGCCCGGTACTGCAGGGTTTACCGCGTATGCCGCTGGTGGTTTTAACTGGGATGACCAGGTATTGCTGGCTAAGCACTGCGTAGAAGCGCACCAACGTGGCGCGAGGGTAGTCATTTCAAACTCATCAGCCCCCAGGGTAGTAGACCTGTACCGGGAGCATGGTTTTAATCTGGAATTTATCAAAGCGCGTCGTTCGATCTCCTGCAATGGCACCACGCGGGAAGTCGCTCGGGATGTCGTGGCGATCCTCTAAGGGGGCCTTATGAAACTGACACTGCCATTTCCACCAAGCGTAAACAGTTACTGGCGCGCTCCCATCAAAGGGCCACTGAAGGGACGGCATCTGGTTAGCGAGACTGGTCGCAAGTTCCAGAAAGCAGCCAGGGCGGCAATTATCGAACAGTTACGGGCAGTCCCAAGGCCATCAAGTGAGCTGGCGGAAGTTCATATTGTTCTGTATCCGCCGGATCAGCGCCGTCGTGATATTGACAACTACAACAAAGCGCTGTTCGACGCGCTGACTCAAACCGGTGTCTGGGAGGACGACAGCCAGGTGAAACGTATGCTGGTGGAGTGGGGGAACATCGTGAAGAAAGGGAAAGTAGAAATCACCATTAAGCGATTTATTTCCCCGGCAGTTGCAGCTGCCTGACAAGTGGAGAACGTATGAATCAGTTAATCGCAAGCAAGACAGTTACGATGTCGAGCATCGAAATATCTGTTCTGGTAGATAAGCGCCACGACAACGTAAAAAGAACAATTGAAGCGCTGGTGGATAAGGGCGTTATAGCTTCTCCTCAAATTGAGGAAAAGCCCACTGCAGGGCGGACGATGTCGGTATATCTCTTCAGGGGAGAGAAGGGCAAGCGAGACAGTATTATTGTTGTCGCGCAATTATCGCCAGAATTCACAGCACGCCTTGTTGACCGCTGGAATGAGCTTGAAGCTGCACAACATCCGGTCATCCCGCAGTCTTTCTCGGATGCTTTGCGTCTGGCTGCTGATTTGCAGGAACAAAAAGAGCATCTGTCGCAAGAACTGGCATTAGCCGCACCGAAGGTTGATTTTGTTGATCGTTACTGTACTGCTAACGGTTCAATGTCATTCCGTCAGGTGGCAAAGCTTCTTCAGGCTAAGGAAACAGAGTTCCGCTTATTCCTGATTGAGAATGACATCATGTACCGGCTTGGAGGAACGCTGACGCCGATGGCTCAGCATATCGATGCGGGACGTTTTGAGGTTAAGACAGGCACATCACTTACATCAAACCACGCGTTCAGTCAGGCTCGCTTTACCGCCAAAGGGGTCAGGTGGATTGGAGGCCTGTGGACAGAGTACAAAGCAGGAGGACACGCAGCGTGAGAGCACTACTTACTCCTGAGATCGCCCCTAAAATGGGCGTTGTTCTTCTTCGCCCAGGTGCTGAGCTTATGCCATTGTTCAGGCGAGGACGTGTACTGATTGAGCCTGAGCCAGAGCGTTACGCTGAATATCAGACTGGAGCTATCCCTCCAGCAACACAGCCGCTGGAAGGTGACCCAACGGTATTGCCTATCTTTGAAAATATGGATGTGCTGATCCGTGCTGGCGGTTTAGTAGGCCTTGAGGCCGAGTTGGAGCGTACTTTCGAATGTCAGTATCCGCATGCAACCTGGCATAGTGAGAATTTCACACTCTTCCGCCATGAACCTGGAAGCATTCGCCTTTGCTGGGGTTGTGACAATCTTGTCAGGGACCAATTCACACAGGAACTGGCAGGCATTGCGCGTAAAAACCTGGTATCCTGGCTGATATCAGTCATACGTTCCAGACTGGGATTTAATGAGGACCATGCACTAACAATTCCGGAGTTGTGCTGGTGGCTGGTCATTAACGATCTGTCGCACGTCATACCGGAAACGCTGGCAAGAAAAGCGATGCGATTGCCTGAAGTCAGGCACCAGTCAGTGATGAAAGAAAGTGATTTACAGCCAGAGTTTGCGGCAACCGAATTAGTCCAAAAAAAGATACTGGCGCTGAAAGTGGATACTGAAACGCCGGAATCATTCATGCTTCGGCCAAAGCGCCGACGCTGGATAAACGAGAATTACACCAGTTGGGTTAAAACCCAGCAGTGTGCCTGCTGTAATAAACCAGCAGATGACCCCCATCACCTGATAGGCCACGGACAAGGTGGAATGGGAACGAAAGCGCACGACCTGTTTGTGTTGCCGCTTTGCAGAGCGCACCACGACGAGTTGCACGCTGACACCGTGGCATTTGAACAGAAATATGGCTCACAGCTGGAGCTGATATTTCGATTCTTAGATCGTTCGCTGGCAATCGGCGTACTGGCGTAAGTGGAGACGCAAGATGATTAATCCTTCTGAAGTTGGCAAATCCGGCGAAATGGTTCGCCTCCGCACACTGGAAAGCATCTGGATACAGGGAAAGCTGCGTATGTGGGGCCGCTGGTCGTATATCGGCGGTGGTAGCGGCGGCAATATGTTTAATCAGTTACTGGCATCCGGAAAGATAACGAAAACGGCTATCAATGAGGCACTACGCCGGATGAAGAAGTCAGGCTTAACCAGACCAGAGCTTGAGGCATTCTTTAAAGAGATTCTCAGCAGTAAAAACAAAAGCGGCCTAGCGTTCTGCTCTGACGAGGAGGGATTAAAAATTGATGGTGTTATTGCTGGGGTCATAATGAATGAGGACTACCGGTCACTCTATGGTGTGATTGTTGATCGCTATCGCTTACGCAAAAGTAAACTTCAGATGGCTAACGAGCTTATGGAAAAACATCCTGACTGGGCACTGATTACGTGCCGCAGAAGAATTGACACATGGATAAGTTTGGCAGAATCGATACTTTACGCACCACTATGTGACGCGTTCGGCACAAATGGCGACAGATTTTACTTGCAAAGTGAGCAGGAAAGTGCTTGAATTGTGGTAGGCTCGGGACGTTAAAGCGAACTGAGCAGCAAAAATTACTGAAGCCCGAGGTTAACGCCTTGGGCTTTTTGCTTTCCGGCGACACGACAGGGGTATTCGCGAGATGCATTGCATCAGTACCCCTGTCACATCGTCGTAGAGCATTGAAACGAGTTTCATCAGATGTTAAATTTTTGGTGTGGTGAATCCCCCTATGCGGAGGGGCATTGCCAGTCTGATATGTTTTTTTGCGCATTGCGAGTCGTCTGTGGACTGGCGGCGACTTACCGGGAGGCACCCGGCACCACACCTAATAAAAAATGATGATAGCTGTAAGGCCCACTTCGGTGGGCTTTTTCTTTGGGCAAAAAAAAAGCCCGCATGGTTTCATGCAGGCAAGGCAGTTACATTTAGATTTTGTCCCGGTATATGTTTTTTTGTCCGGAAGTCGAAAGATACTGTCTTGACTACTTTTTGTAAATAACGGATTCAAATCACAAGGCCATGCATTTGCATGGCTTTTTTATTTGTGCCACCAGAGCATCATTCACTCTGTGCTTTGTCGTTAATCCATCTGGCGGCCATCCTAAAGGACTATCTGCTGAGTTCTTTTTTCAGAGGTTGCATTTTCTTCAGTATCTCATCTGAATTAGTGACTGAGAAACCCGTCGGGAAAAATAGCATTCCATCGGATGGATGTTCATCGTGCCAGTGCTTCGTGGTGGCCATCGTATGAGCGTCGAGATAACTGGTGTAAGCATCAAGGAGAGCGTTTTTCCTGCGCCTCGGGGCGTAAGGTAGCAACTGGTTGAAATCAGCATCGCTGATAAGCCTGAATGGATAAGAGCCTCCTTCAATAGCCTCAATTTCGCTTAGCAACTTTCCCCGCAGTGGTGCGGAATGCTTCCTGAACTCTGCCTTACGTGACGAATGGTTACTGATTAGTGACGGAATAAAGAGCCCTAGCAGTGTCAGTATCACTCCGATTACTGAAATAATTTCCATGAGATTTCCCTATGCCTGATTTTATTTATTCAGTATTACCCGTGGTGGGATTCGGTTTTTCTTGTTTTGGTCTTGGATACATCCTTGGCTTCGTACGCGGACGAGACTGAACAAGAAGAATAAATCCGTCTGAGAGGGTGGTGAACCCTGATATTTTTACAGTGATTTTTGGTGGCTGTCACCTGGCGGCCATCCTATTTTCCCCTCGTTCTGAGAGGATCCACAGCAATAGAGGGGGCTAAATGTCCGATCCTGTTTCTGCCACAACGATAGCAGCTGGTGGACTGTTCGGCGCCAGCCTATTCGGCCTGGCAACTGGTATTGATTACGGCGTGGTATTTGGCGCGTTTGCTGGTGCGGTGTTCTATGTCGCAACGGCGGTGAATATTAGCCGCATAAAGCTGGTGGGCTATTTCATCACTTCATTCATATTCGGTGTGATTGGTGCTCCTCTGCTGGGGTCGTACTTCTCAAAGTGGACTGGTTACAACGACAGGCCGCTTGATGCACTCGGAGCGGTAATCGTGGCAGCCATAGCTATAAAGCTGCTGACTTTCGTAAACAGTCAGGACCTGGGTAGCCTGTTTGGGATTCTCTCTCGCTTACGTGGAGGAGGGACAAGCAATGGTAACAAGTGATCCGAGCGCAATCATTAATGCGGTGATATGCGCTGTAATTGTTGTTGTGCTGATGTTCTACCGGCGTGATGGGTCAAGACACCGCCCCATGATTTCGCTGATGGCTTACTTCACTGTTCTGGTTTACGCCAGCATTCCTTTCCGTTTCCTGTTTGGCCTGTACGAGTCATCCCACTGGCTGGTGGTGCTGGCTAACATTCTTATCTGCGGCGCGGTTCTCTGGTTCAGGGGGAATGTGGCGCGACTGGTTGATGCACTGAGGCACTGATGAACCAATCACAATTTCAACGGGCGGCTGGTATTAGCGCCGGGTTAGCTGCGCGCTGGTTTCCGCATATTGATGCTGCGATGAAAGAATTCGGCATTACTGCTCCACTCGATCAGGCGATGTTCATTGCCCAGATGGGGCACGAGTCCGGAGGCTTTACCCGGCTGGTGGAAAACCTGAACTATGCAGCTGACAACCTTGTACCTACGTTCGGTAAACACCGTATCACCGCCCAGCAGGCCGCCGCACTCGGCAGAACGGCAACACAACCAGCGAATCAGCGAGCAATCGCTAATCTGGTGTATGGGGGCGAGTGGGGAAAAAAGAATCTCGGTAATCAGGTTGCCGGTGATGGCTGGAAATATCGCGGTCGCGGCCTGAAACAAGTTACGGGCTTGAGCAACTATCGCAGCTGCGGACAGGCGCTGAAGCTTGACCTTGTTACCCAGCCTGAGCTGCTGGAGCGAGATGATTACGCCGCGCGTTCAGCCGCATGGTTTTATGTCTCCCACGGTTGCCTTCTTCATTCCGGTGATGTTGAACGCGTAACGTTGCTTATCAACGGTGGCCGCAACGGTCTGGATAAACGCCGAGCGCTGTTTAACCAGGCTAAATCAGTACTGGTGTGAGGTCACTATGGGCATTGAAATGATTATTGGTCTGGTAACTGCGTTGCTGGCCGTTATCGCTGGCGCATTTGGGTTAGGCCATTCACGTGGAACCAGCAAGGCGGAAGCCAAAGCCGAACAGCAGCGCACAGAAGAGAACGCAGCTGCTACAGTCGCAGCAGCAGAACGGAAAGCGCAAGCAACGAAAGAGGCCAGCGATGTACAGGAAGACGTTAAGCGTATGGTCGATGACGATGTTGATCGCGAGCTGCGCGAAAGATTTACCCGCCCCGGTAGTCGTTGATACGGCCTGCAACTGGGTGAGGGTCATCTACCTGACCGACCACGATATTGACGTTCTCGACCGTCAGACCAAGCGCGACATTCTGGCGCACAACAAATCAGTGCAGGCTAACTGCCCGCAACCAACCGAAAAGGCTACGAAATGAGTGAAGCAAAACCGCAGGACGGCAGCACTGTAAAAGGCTACCGCACATTAACCGCGGGCGAGATTGAGCGCATGAACCGCCTCAAAGGCGTCAGCCGCCACTTATGTAGTTTGCTTGATACCGAGCAAGGTGACTTGTTGGCTGTCCGTAATGGCCCGGCAATGTTAAGTGCTGAGCAGGCTCTGGAGATTGATGAAGCTTTGCGCTGTCTGGCAATCGCTCGCACCAAAATGCAGGAAGCCTGTATGTGGGCATGCCGCGCGGTGGCTCGCCCTGACGCTGATTGCTAACACAACTTGCGAAAAGAAATCCACCGAAAATAAGTCAGTCGATGCTTGATGATTAGCAGATAGTCTGCTAACGCTATTGTGATAGTATTTCAGCGGAGTTTATCTATTAAAAGGAATGCGCGATGTGGACGTACTGATTGACAGTGCTTTCGAGGGATATCTCTTCCTCTTACTGGATATGTGGACAGTTTTAATTGTTGCTTTCGTCGGGTTGGCTCTGTCATTTTATGGCGTGCAAATGCGTAGAACTGCCGTCACCTTCTTTCTGCTTGCTGCGATAATCGGGACTGCTGGTTCGATCTATACTTAAATGTAGGTTGCAGAGAATATGCAGAAAGTCAACCCGCAATCCAACGGTGGCTATTACTGCGGTTACTCGTGTCATATGCCCTGACACACATAATTTGAACCCAGGTCGCCAATGGCGGCCTTTTTTATTGCCAGAAGCAGGAGAAGAAGCATGTCAACGTTTCGTTTACTGAAGCCTAAGAGTGAACATCAGCTTCAGTAAAGTATTCGATCAGTTACTTAACAGGTTTACTTTCTGAGGGGAGGAAAATATTTCCGCAGTATGGGCAGATCAATGTTATATCGTTTTTAATTCTCGACAGGCTATGTGTTGACTGGCGAGAGCAGTGAGGACAGGTGCTTTTTACAGGCCTGAGTGTACGTATCTTGTCTTTGAGCATAGACATGGTTTTATCCTCGTGAGTGATTGCTAACCATACACCACAGGACAGTAAATAGCTCACTTTTTAACCTTTATTTTTTTGTGACTATTTGGCTTGTACGGAAGATGGCAACGAACGATTAAATCTAATTTCGTCAGTGCAAGACCATTGCACCTGTTCGAAGGCGAGTGAACCGGCTAATGTTTTATTTTAAAGATTTTCATCGTGTGAGTGTGATGACCCCTGGCAGGATAATCATCCGTCTGGCCAGACTAATTGAATAGCAGTTATCGATTAACAAGAAGAACTGCCATTATTGTGTGGTTGCTGGTATGAAAAAAAATGAAACACACTACTCTCATTGCACCTCCGTCCCAACACCAGTCTGTCGGAGGTCAGTTACTCGTTTAAGTGAGGCTCTCCCGGATGGCTCCTGAGAGTTTATTTAATCGATAACTGTGCATGACAAAAGGCCGCATTTTTTTGCGGCCTTTTTCTTAGCCATCAGAAAGGCCACCTCCGGGTGGCTTTTTTAATGGCATCACGGAGCCGCTTTCCGAAGTGGTTTGATAAAGCCTCCCACATCGCACAGAGGTAAGACATGGCAGAAATCACCGACGCCCAGCAGATTCGCCTGAACCTGCTTTCCACCCTGAACTACGACACAGCAGCAGCTAAAGTCGCTGTAGAGTTTGTTCAGGATAGTCCGCTTAAATATCAGCTATTCATCCAGCAATACAGCCGTGTCACATCAGAGACTGAAGTGGTGGCAAAGACGATGAAAGCAGTGCAGGAAGCAACTGAAGCGCTGCCGCTCTTTGATACCGCTGCTGAGCAGTCCAGCTAGGCATTACAGCAGGCATTCACTGAGTGCCTGTGATAATGCTCAAGGAACGAAAACATGAACAAAGAACCGCGCATATATGGCAGCAAATGGGACCGTGAGCGTCTTCTATTCCTTCGTGCGCACCCCTTATGCGTCATGTGCCACGAGCAAGGCAGGGTGACAGCCGCCACGGTGGTTGACCACATCATCCCGCATAAACTGAAAGAGGCTCTGCGTTCTGGTGACAGCAAGGCAATAGCGAAAGCGCAAAAGCTTTTCTGGAGCCGGAAGAACTGGCAAGGGCTGTGTAAGCAGCACCATGACTCAACGAAGCAGCGAATGGAGAAGCGCGGCACCGTTATCGGCTGTGATGAAAACGGTATTCCGCTTGATCCAAACTCTCACTGGTTCAGATGACGTCAATTCCATAGGGGAGGGGCGGGTCAAAAGTTCAGAAGTCTGACCCGAAATGACCGCCGCCCATCCTTTTTGTGCACAACCGCGAAATGAAAAGTTTTTTTCTGGGAGGTTCCGATGGCAGGAAGACGCCCGAAACCGACCCATCTCAAAGTGGTAACCGGTAATCCGGGAAAACGAAAACTCAACGATAAAGAACCCGCGCCAGCGCGAGAAATACCCAGCCCTCCGGCGCATCTCACCGACTGGGGAAAAGTAGCCTGGGGAAAACTCACCATGCTACTCGACGGAATGGGGATTCTGACCGTTGCAGATACGCTGGCGCTGGAGCGTCTTTGCGATATTTATGCCGATATTTTGCAGCTGCGCCTCACTATCGCCGATGAGGGCCGAACATATACGGTGCAGACCGATGGTGGCTTTTTGATTAAGGCAAATCCGGCTGTGGCCATGCTGGCCGATGCTGATCGCCGTTTCAAAAGTTATCTGGTTGAATTCGGTCTTACACCTGCAGCCAGGACGAAGGTGAAAGTAGATGGTGGAGAAAAAGAAGAAGACCCGCTCAACCAGTTCTTCGGTTGATCCCGCCACGCAATATGCGCGGGATGTAGACTCCGGCAAAGAAATCGCCGGTCCTGATATTAGAAACTCCTGTAAACGACATCTCAGGGATTTGGAATCCTGCCATGCTCGCGGGTTGATATGGGATGTTGCAGCGGCGCAGCGTGCCATCGACTTTTTTGCAAAAGTACTGAAGCTCAACGGCGGTGAGCATGAGGGCAAACCCTTTAACCTGCTGCCGTGGCAGTGCTTTATTGTAGGTTCGATATTCGGGTGGAAAAACTCAGACGACTATCGCCGGTACCGGATGGCTTACGTCGAGTCAGGTAAAGGCTCTGGCAAATCTCCACTTGCAGCGGGTATTGCTCTTTACTGTCTGGTCGCCGACAAAGAACCTCGCGCAGAAGTCTACGCAGCGGCGACGAAAAAAGACCAGGCCATGATCCTTTTTCGTGATGCTGTCGCAATGGTGGATCAGTCCCCTGCGTTAGCACAGCGAATAAATAAATCAGGCGGCGCGGGGAAAGAGTGGAACCTTGCGTTTCTTCAGACCGGCTCATTTTTCCGGCCTATCAGTTCGGATGATGGGCAGTCGGGGCCACGCCCACACTGTGCGTTGATTGACGAAATTCACGAGCACAAAAACAACCAGGTTGTGGAAATGATGCGCGCCGGGACGAAAGGTCGTCGCCAGGCGTTGATTTTCATGATCACTAACAGCGGCCACGATAAAACCAGCGTCTGCTATGACTATCACGAGTATGGGCGGAAAGTTGCCGAAGGCTCGATTGAGGACGACAGTTTCTTTTCTTTCATTTGCTCCCTGGATGAAGGAGAAGACCCTTTCAAGGATGAGTCCTGCTGGAAAAAAGCAAACCCCTCACTTGGTCACACTTTTACCGATCGTTACCTCCGCGAGCAGGTTACTCAGGCTCGGGGGATGCCGTCGAAGGAAAGTATTGTTCGGCGGTTAAACTTCTGTCAGTGGGTGGATGCCGATAATCCCTGGATGAGCAGCGATGTGTGGATGGGGTGTGAAGAGGACTTTGACCTGCAGGAGATGCAGGGAGAAGAATGCTATGGCGGCCTGGACCTTTCAGGAACTCGTGACCTTACGTCTCTGGCGCTCTTTTTCCCTAAAAAAAGAAAGCTGCTGGTGGAGTTCTGGACACCAAAAGATACTTTGCTGGATAGAGCGAAAACAGACCGCGTACCTTATGACGCATGGGAACGGGGAGGCCATATTCATACTACGCCCGGAAAGGCGGTGAAATATGGCTTTGTTGCTGAACGCATTGCTGATCTTTCCATGTTGTTCGATATAAAGGCGATCGCCTTCGACCAGTACCGCATCAAATATCTTGAACCGGAACTGGAGAGCGCTTCTGTGTCGGTACCGCTTATTCCTCATGGACAGGGATATTACAAGGCGCAGGATTCTGGACTGTGGATGCCTCATTCCATCGAACTCTTTGAACAGATGCTGGATGATGGCGTAATCATTATTAAAACAAACCCCTGCCTCCGATGGAACGCTGCTTCCGCCGTAACCGAAGCCGACCAAAAAGAAAACCGCATATTCGCCAAGAAAAAGAGTACTGGTCGAATAGATGGTGTGGTTGCGTCAGCGATGGCAATTGGTGCTGCAGAAGGTTATGAGCCTGATGATGGCGATATTGAGGGCTTTTTTGACGATCCGATCATAGTGGGTATCTGATGGCTAAGAATAAACAGCAACCAGGGCGTGTTAAGAGCGCTCTTTTAAACTGGCTTGGTGTTCCCATAAGCCTGACGAACGGTGAATTCTGGCGGGAGTGGTTCGGAACCAGCAGTAGCGGAAAAGTGGTCACCGCTGACAAAGTTATCCGGCTTTCTGCCGTCTGGGCGTGTGTGAGGCTCCTAAGTGAGTCGGTCTCCACGCTACCGCTAAAAATCTACGAGAGGCAGGCAGATGGATCGCGAAAGCTGGCCCAGAACAATCCCGCCTACCAGATATTATGCAGGCGTCCTAACCCGGAAATGACACCTTCCCGCTTCATGCTAATGATTGTGGCCAGTGTTTGTCTGCGCGGAAATGCGTTTGTCGAAAAGCTGTATATCGGTAGCAAGCTGGTATCGTTGGTCCCGTTACTTCCTCAGAATATGGTTGTAAAGCGACTCGATAGCAGAAAATTGCAGTACACCTATACGGATAACGGCGTTCAGCGGATCATTCCTATAGACAGGATGATGCATATTCGTGGGTTTGGTCTTGATGGTGTGTGCGGGATGATGCCGACAATGGCCGGGGTTGACGTTTTCGGCGCGGCCATGTCGGTTGATGAAGCCGCGGCGAAAATCTTCGAAAATGGCCTGCAAAGTACCGGATTCCTGTCTTCAAAAACGGCGCTTAATAAGGAACAGCGAGAAAGATTGCGTCAAAACCTTCAATCTTTTATTGGTTCTAAAAACGCCGGGAAACTGATGGTTCTGGAAAATGAGCTGACATACCAGAATGTCACCATGAACCCGGAAGCAGCGCAGTTGCTTGAAAGCCGTTCATTCAGCATTGAGGAAATATGCCGCTGGTTTCGTGTGCCTCCATTTATGGTCGGCCATACGACAAAACAATCAAGCTGGGCGTCGAGTCTTGAGGGGATGAACATGCTGTTCCTGACCCATACTCTGCGCCCCCTGCTGGTGAATATTGAGCAGGAAATCTCGCGTTGCCTTCTGAACAGTGATGAGGATTTGTTTGCTGAGTTCTCCGTTGAGGGTCTGCTGCGAGCCGACAGCGCAGGACGTGCCGCGTACTATACCAGCGCCCTGCAGAATGGCTGGATGTCCCGCAACGATGTGCGAAGGCTGGAAAATATGCCACCAATTGAAGGCGGGGATATTTATACAGTTCAGCTCAACCTGACTCAGTTGAAGAATCTTGAAAACAGCAACCCGGCGGTTCAGGCGCTGGCTGTAAGAGAACTTCATAACCACGTATTCCCTGATATTCCTTTCGAGCAATCGCCACTTAAACAGGCTGCTTAGGAGCCAATCCCCATGACAATTAGACAACTTCCGGTTGCTCCGGCGGGGCGCCCGTGCGCGGGTGTTACCAGTGAGCCCCAGCCCTCAGCGCTTGAACGCTGGAATGGTGGGATCAGGGCTGCATCCGATAATGACAACTCGATTTCTATTTTTGATGTTGTTGGACGTGATTACTGGGATGAGGGTGTCACGGCAAAACGCATCTCCGGCGCACTACGTTCAATGAACGGTGCAGATGTGACGGTAAACATCAACTCCCCTGGTGGCGATATGTTTGAAGGACTGGCAATTTACAACCTTCTCCGCGAGTACCAGGGGAAAGTCACTGTAAAAGTGCTGGGCATTGCTGCCAGCGCCGCTTCGATTATTGCTATGGCCGGGGACGATATTCAAATCGGGCGCGGTGCCTTTCTGATGATCCATAACTGCTGGGTAGTGGCGATGGGCAACCGCCATGATTTTGCGGAATTATCGACTTCTCTTGAGCCATTTGATACCGCTATGGCGGATATCTATTCAGCGCGTTCAGGGCTTGATATCGCGACCGTACAGCAGCTTATGGATGCTGAAAGCTATATCGGAGGCAGCGACGCAGTAGAAAAAGGTCTGGCCGACAGTCTGCTTTCTGCTGATGCCGTAAGCGATGGTGATGACTCCCCGTCTGCAGCGCTGCGAAAACTTGATGCGCTACTGGCGAAAACAAATACCCCCCGGTCTGAGCGGCGGAAATTAATCAAAGCGTTAACAGGTAACACGCCGGGCGCTGTTACCGATTCCCATGGTAAGCCTGGCGCTGCCGAAGAAATCAAACCTGAAACCCTCAATTCACTTGAAAGCGCCCTTGCGGCGTTAGTCAAATAAGGACCCTTTATGTCTGAAGTAAACGAGATTCTGAAAAAAGTCACCGCCTCCATTGAAGAAGCAACAGGCAAATTCAACGCCAAAGCGGAAGAGGCTCTGACTGAGGCGAAGAAGAACGGTAAATTGTCAGCGGAAACTAAAGAAACCGTAGACAAAATGGCGACCGAGTTTAATGCACTCAAAGAAGCCGAAAAAACCCTGAAGGCTGCGCTGGGCGAACTGGAGCAGCATGTTGCGCAGATGCCACTGGCAAACGCAAAAATGGTTGTTGAGACTGTCGGCCAGCAGGTTATTTCTGCAGAAGCCATTAAAGTTCTTTCGTCCAGCATCGAAGGGAACAAGCGTATTTCTGTTCCTGTAAAAGCTGCGCTGATCTCCAGTGACGTTCCTGAAGGTATTGTTGAGCCACAAAGACTGCCAGGTATTGATGTAGCGCCAAAGCAGCGGTTATTTATTCGAGATTTAATCGCGCCTGGGCGCACTGGATCACCGGCTATTTTCTGGGTGCAGCAGACCGGCTTTACCAATGCTGCAAAAGTGGTTCCGGAGAATACGGCCAAGCCGTACAGCAATATTGAGTTCACGCCGAAAATCACTCCTGTGACAACCATCGCGCACATGTTCAAGGCATCCAAGCAGATTCTGGACGACTTCGCTCAGTTGCAGTCCATGATTGATGCTGAAATGCGTTACGGCCTCAAGTATGTCGAAGAGCAGGAGATTTTGTTCGGCGATGGCACTGGCGCACACCTTCATGGCATCGTGCCGCAGGCAACGGCTTATAGCGCGGCATTTGCCGTTGAACAGCAGAACGGTATTGACGATCTGCGCCTGGCAATGCTTCAGGCTCAACTTGCCCGCTTCCCTGCATCCGGACATGTTCTGCACTTCATGGACTGGGCGAAAATCGAACTGACTAAAGACACTCTGGGGCGCTATATCCTGGCGAACCCGGCGGCGTTGACTGGGCCGACGCTGTGGGGGCTTCCGGTTGTTGCCACCGAAGCATCAGCTTTCCAGGGTAAGTTCCTGACTGGTGCATTTAATGCTGCGGCCCAGTTGTTCGATCGTGAAGATGCAAACGTTGTGATTTCGACTGAGAACGGCGACGACTTTGAGAAAAACATGATCTCCATTCGCTGTGAAGAGCGTCTGGCGTTAGCAGTAAAACGCCCTGAAGCATTTATTTACGGCTCCTTTACTGTACCGGCTTCCGGCGGTCAGTAATTTCTCTGGCGGCCTCCGGGCCGCACTTTTCGGGGTAATACCATGAAACTTATCGCGGTGAAACCGATTTACTTTGGCGGGGTAGTGGTGACGGAAGGCGAGTCACTGGAGACTCTGGAACAGCATGGCCGTGAACTGGTTAAAAAAGGTTATGCACGGCTGGTGGATGTTGATAATTCTGCGCAGCCAGAACAGCCAGAACAGCCAGAACAGCCAGAACAGCCAGAACAGCCAGAACAGCCAGAACAGCCAGAACAGCCAGAACAGCCAGAACAGCCGGAACAGCCGGAACAGCCGGAAACCGTGCCAGATAAGAAGGCTAAAAAATAATGTTAAAACTTGAAGTGGTTAAAGAGCACTGTCGCATTGAGCCTGATTTTACCGATGACGACTCAATATTGACCCTCTACATCGGAGCTGCTTCTCGTTACGTCGAAACATGGACTCGTCGCAAAATGTATGAGTCTGAAACCATCGAGGGGTATGCAGATGATCCTGATTCAATTCTCCCTGGCGATGATGTGAAAGCAGCGATGCTTCTGCTTATCGGTCACTGGTACGAAAACCGTGAAACGGTCTCTGTTGGTCAGGCTGCTACAGATATTCCGTTTACTGTCGAGGCACTTCTCCAGCCTTACAAAATCTATGGCATTTAAGCGGGGGAATTATGCAGGCAGGACGATTACGGCACCGGATCACCATCCAAAATTTCACCACCACCAGAACGCCTTCAGGTCAGCCGGGTGAAAAATGGGAAGATGGGAAAACCATCTGGGCCGAGGTTAAGGGGATAAGCGGTCGTGAGCTGTTAGCCGCTGGCGTAGAGCATGCTGATGCGACAATCCGGGTCTGGGTGCGTTTTCGCAGGGATATTTCAGCCACATCCCGATTGAAGGTGCGCACCGGCCCGTTTAAAGGCGCAGTTCTTAACGTTACCGGGCCTCCGGTTCCGGATATCAAAGGTACCCGGCTGGAAATTCTCTGCAAACAGGGGACCGAAAAATGATTGATGTGAATCTGGATTTTTCCGGTTTGCAGGATATCGCCCGAGACCTGCAAACCCTCAGCAAAGCTGAAAACAATAAAGTCCTCCGGGATTCGACCCGCGCCGGGGCCGAAGTTCTCCGGCAGGAAGTGATTGACAGGGCTCCTGAGCAAACCGGGAAGCTGAAGAAAAACGTTGTTGTCGTCACCCAGAAAAGCCGCCGACGCGGTGAAATTTCCTCGGGGGTGCATATTCGTGGTGTTAATCCGCGAACGGGAAACAGCGACAACACCATGAAGGCCAGCAACAAGCGGAATGCTTTTTACTGGCGCTTTGTCGAACTTGGGACTGCTACAGCTCCGGCACATCCCTTTGTGCGCCCTGCGTATGACACCCGACAGGAAGAAGCCGCGCAGGCTGCAATGAACCAAATGAACAAGGCGATCGATGAGGTGCTGGCGAAATGACAGAGGATGATCTCTATGACCTGCTGTCGCCGCTGGCAGGCGGGCGCGTTTATCCGTATGTGGTGCCGCTTGGCAGCGACGATTTACCCGCCGCGGCCGCTCCTTACATCATTTTCTCGATACCGACTGATGTTGCCGGGGATGTGTTCTGTGGGCAGGCCGAATCGACGCTGCACATTCAGGTAGATGTGTGGGCCAAAACGAACGATGAGGCCAGGGCGTTGCGGCTTGAGGCCCTTTCCCGGCTGGAAGTGCTTTCACCTACCGAAGTAACCAAAATCCCCGGTTACGACACTACAACCCACTTGCATCGGGCAACGCTCGAAATAACGGTCATTGCCTGACTGGAACCAATCCAATCTGACCGCCGCTGGCGGTTTTTTCATTTATGGAGGCTGCAATGTCAGCACTATTCGAACGCGCCCAAAAAACGAAAGTAATGATTACGTCAGTGCCGGTCACTGAGGATGAGCTGGATGTAGCAACCTGGCTCAACCTGAGTTGCACCATTAAGCAGGCCAGCTTTACCGCTGGTCAGAAAAACGATATTGACGTGACCACGCTATGCTCCGAAGAAACGGAAAATATCAACGGACTACCGGCCCCGTCTGAAATGTCGCTCTCCGGTAACTTTTACCGCAACCCGGCGCAGGATACGCTGCGTACTGCTTATGATAATGACGGCGTATACGGGTTTAAGGTTGTTTTCCCTTCCGGAAACGGCTTCCTGTTCCGCGCCGAAGTTCGTCAGCATACCTGGGATTCACAGACCAACGGTGTTGTTGCTGCAACGTTCTCCCTGCGCCTGAAAGGAAAACCAACCAACATTGACGCCTCTGGTATTCTGTCTTTTGCCACAGACCTTCCCGCATCGCAAACGGTAGCGGCCGGAAGCGCCCTGACAATGAGTGTGGTGGTTCAGGGCGGCACAGAACCTTATACCTACGTCTGGAAAAAGGGCTCGTCCACCGTCAGCGGGCAGACCAGCGCAACGTTTAATAAGGCCAGCGCAGTATCAGGCGATGCGGGTGTTTATTCCTGCGTGGTTACTGATGCCGATGGCACCGTTATCACCTCTGCTGACCACACTGTCACCATCAGTTAATGGAGCGCCGGGAAACCGGCGATAAACTTAATGTCAAAACAGAATCTTAAAGCGCTGGCGCTGGCCCCGATGGCGGGTTTTCGTAAAAAAGAAGTCACCGTTCCGGAATGGGAAAACGCCAAAGTTATCATTCGTGAACCATCGGCTGAGGCCTGGATTCGCTGGCAGGGGATTGCCAGCCCGGAACAACCAAAACTACCGGAAGGGCAGGAAGCGCCAGAGGTGCCAGAACTGACCCCTTCAGAACGCGCGTTCCGCACGATGCGGGCAGATGTCACACTCTTCATTGATATTCTGCTGGATACCGACCTACAGTACGTTTTCACCGTCGATGATACCGAACAGGTTGAAGCAATTTATGGCCCTGTCCATTCCCGGTTGTTGAAACAGGCGCTTGATCTCATTCGTGATGCGGATGATGCCAAAGCAAAGTAAAAATGCCTGGCATGCAGTTCCTGATGGCGCTGGCGCTCCGGATGGGCCGCACGCTGGGCGAACTGCGACAAACCATGACGGTCGGCGAATTCAGAATGTGGGCTGAATACGACCGTATCAGCCCGATCGGTGATATCCGTGGCGATATTCTCAATGCTCAGCTGGTTTCAGCGATGTACGGGGCTCAGGGCGGTAAAGTCACCATTGAAGACGCACAGATTCAGTGGAGCGCAGAAGAGGAAGTGGCAAGCGACAGCGGCGATCCCTTTGCAGGCTTAGAAGCCGCTTTGCTCGCGGCTTCTCAGTGACAATACATGCGTGACGGTTTAGGATATCGCCAAATACAGGGGGAGGCGTTATGGAACCGTTATTCGTAGTCTTTGGTGTTTTTGGTTGGCTAATTAATATTATTATTGTTTTTTATTTGATTCGTTTTAGTGTAAGAGCTAATGATCAGGTAGCAGCCTTGCAGGAAATAAATAAAAAGCAAGATGCACAAATTGATTTGTTAATACAAATAGCCCATCAAAATAAAAACACTTAAACTAAAGCCCCGCAAACGCGGGGTGTTTTATTAGGTGATGTATGGCTACTCTCCGTGAGTTAATTATAAAAATATCTGCTAATTCTCAATCGTTTCAGACTGAAATATCTCGCGCCTCTAGAATGGGCAATGATTATTATAAGGTAATGCAATCAGGTGGTCGCCAAGCAGCAGCGGCCTCAAGAGAAACAAAAAGAGCTATTTCTGAGTTAACAAATCAAATGAACTCGGCAAAATCATCTGCCATTGGAATGGCTGGGGCTTTTGCGGGGGCATTTGCTACCGGGCATCTGATAAACCTCGCCGATGAATGGAGCTCTGTTAATGCAAGGCTGAAACAAGCCTCGCAATCTACTGATGACTTCAAAACGTCTCAAAATGCTTTAATGGAAATTAGTCAGAGGACAGGTACAGCTTTCTCTGATAACGCAGCTTTATTTTCGCGCTCAGCTGCATCTATGAGAGAATATGGGTATAGTTCGCAGGAAGTACTGAAAGTTACAGAAGCAATATCAACTGGATTAAAGCTATCTGGAGCAAGCTCATCCGAAGCAAGTTCAGTGATTACTCAATTTAGCCAAGCGCTAGCTCAAGGAGTTCTTCGTGGTGAGGAATTCAATTCTGTAAACGAAAATGGAGATCGAGTCATCCGTGCCTTGGCTTCCGGAATGGGAGTGGCAAGAAAAGACCTAAAGGCGATGGCTGATCAAGGGCTTTTAACTTCAGATAAGGTTGTTCCTGCGTTAGTTAGTCAATTAGGTACGCTCAGGAAAGAATATGAAGCAATGCCTCAAACAGTTTCGGCTGCTACGACTAAAATCGAGAATGCATTCTTGGCTTGGGTTGGCGGAGCTAATGAAGCTACCGGAGCTACAACCACTCTTGTGGGCGTTCTCAATTCTGTGGCGAATAACATTGACACGGTTGCAACAGCAGCTGGAGCATTGGCGGCAATTGGTGGGGCTAAGTATTTTGGGGGGATTGTAGGAAATATTGGTACTCAAACAGGGAATATTCTTGATGCTAGGAAGAATGAAATAGCTTTGGCTGCTGCGCGGTCACAATCGGCTACTCAATCTCAGAGAAAAGCGGTTGCTGATGCTATTGCAGCTGAAAGGGCTTATCAATTAGCACAAAGTGAATTAGAATTAGCCAAAAATACTAATGCCGAAGCTACAGCAACTCAGAATGCAATTTCAAAGCGCCGTTCGATGATAACGGCTAATGCTGCTTTAGTACAATCAAATATAACCGTTAGGGCTTCTCAAGAGGCGCTTAATAAAACCACCTCTGCTTTAGGATTAGTAAAAAACGGGGCGGCCGGACTACTTTCTTTAGTCGGCGGTATCCCCGGTGTTTTGATGTTAGGTGCTGGAGCATGGTATACGATTTACCAACGTCAAGAGCAAGCTCGCGCATCGGCTGTGCAATATGCTGATACCTTGGATCAAGTAAGAGACAGTCTTAAATCTATGTCTCAGACACAAATATCAGCCAATTTGGGGCAAGCAAATCTCTCCATTGATGCTCAAGATTATAATATTGATAAACAGAAACAGAAGGTAGCGGAGCTTTCTAATCAACTTTATAACGCCAGACAGGCCGCTAAGGCAGCTACTGAAGGAACCTGGCTATATAACGATGCAACTGAAAAAGCAGGGATTTTTGCTTCTGAATTAGCCGTTGAAGAGGGCAAGCTTGAATTAATGCTCAAAAAACGCCAGCAGACGCAAGATTTAATTACTGATATTACAAATGCAGCAATTAGTAAAACAGTTGAAATGACAGGCGCTGTTAGTTCTCTGGCAGATATGTACGACAGGCTTAATAAAGTTACTCGGCAAGCTGTCTTAGCAACCCAGGCTTATCAAGGCCCTGTCCTGCCCGGACTTGATTCTAAGCAACAATCCGCAATGGATAGAGCAAAGCAGCAGGCAGAACTTGCTGGTTTGAGCGGAGTTGAGCGAGCAAGGCGACAGGCCCAATTTGAAGCTTCAGACTTAAATCTTCCGGCAGGGCAATACGAGAAATATATAAATTATGCTGTTGATAGTGAGAGGAAGCTTCAGGAATTACGTGACTCCAATAAGAAAAGCCGAGGTAAAAGCCAGGAAGAAAAAACGGAAGATACATATACCCGCATTGTTAAACAACAAGAAGAACAGATTGCACTCGCCGGACAAAGCAATGAACTGGCAAAAATAAAATATCAGATAGTTCAGGGGGAGTTATCCTCACTCGATCAAGCTAAAAAAGAAACCCTTCTGCACAATGCTGCGCTAATTGATCAGAAAAACATTGCTGAACAGTTAAAAACGTTCCGTGAGGGGCTGGCTGACAGCAACGCTGCTGCACGCGACCGGGAGAATATTGATTTTCTTGGTGCCGGGATGGGGGATAAGGCCCGCGACCGCATGAAGGAAATGGCGGATATTCGTACTGATTTTCTCAAACAGCAGCGGGACCTGCAGAGGGATTTCAGCAAAGGTCAGATTTCTGAGGACCTGTACAAACAGCAAACGGAAGCGCTACAGGCGGCGCTTACTGAACGGCTCCAGATTCAGGAGGACTACTACAAGAAAACCGATGAACAGCAGTCAGACTGGCGGGCGGGGATCAGCGATTCACTGATGAACTACGCCGATCAGGCTGCTGATCTCAGTTCAATGGCAGCATCAGCAACCAGCGAGATTCTCAATAACACCACGAACTCCATTTCCAACAACCTGACCAGTGTTCTGACTGGTGCGACCTCGTTCAAAGATGGGATGTCGAATATCTTCAGCTCTCTGGGTGAAACGGTGATTAAGACGCTGATCCAGATGGCAACACAGGCGTTAATCACCAAAGCGATTATGGCGTCGTTCGGCGGTGGTGCTGGTGGGATGTTCGGTAGTCTTTTTGGTGGAGCAAGTGGAGCTGCAAGTAGTGGAACTGCGCTGCAAAGCTTTGGATCGTCTTTTGCCTTTAATGCCCTCGGTGGTGTCTACGATTCGCCTTCACTTTCCGCATACAGCGGCGGTGTATACAGCACTCCGCAGTATTTTGCCTTTGCGAAAGGGGCTGGTGTGTTCGGTGAAGCTGGTCCGGAAGCAATTATGCCGCTGACCCGTGGGGCTGATGGTTCACTGGGTGTTCGTGCGGTTGGTCGTGAGTCCCCTGCAGTACAGAGCGCAGCAAGCCAGATTCAGGCACAGCCACGGATAGCTGTCAGCGTGGACGCACGAAGCACCTTCACCGGCAAACCCGATGACATAACGATGCAGGCTGTAGAGCGAAGAAATGATGCTCTTGAACAGCGGATAGTTAACACCTTAACCGCCGAGGTAAATAACCCACAGAAGAAATTCGGCCGGGCTATTTACTCCAATCTACAGCCAAAAAAACCACGATAAACCAGCCCGGAGGGAAAGTTAATGGCAGATATTATCTATCCGGATGAATACCTGCCTATGCCGCTGATGGACGGGTACGGTTTTAAGCCCATATCACCGATACTGCGAACGGAAATGACGTCCGGTCGCGCTCAGCAGCGAAGGCGATATACCTCAACACCCACCCAGGCATCGGTTAAATGGATTTTTAAAACTGATGCTCTGGCGCAGGTGTTTGAGGCGTTTTTCAGGGATGCGCTTAAAGATGGCCAGTCATGGTTCTATCTGAAACTCCAGACTCCCATCGGGGTAAAGCCCTATAAAGCCAGGTTCGTGGATATTTACGAAGGGCCGACGCTGGTCGCGCCAAAATACTGGCAGTACAGCGCAACGCTGGAATTATGGGAGCGCCCGTTACCGCCTTCAGGCTGGGGAAATTACCCGGAATGGCTGGCGGGCCAGTCGTTACTAGATATTGCGCTAAACAGAGAGTGGCCGAAGCATGACAATTCTTGAGCGACTATATGCCAGCAGCGGATCGGAGGTTATTCACGATACGTTGCAGATATCGGCAGGCGATGATAACTACTGGCTAACCAGTGGCTGGGATGACGTTTCCGTGATGCTGGAAAATGGTCAGCCGGCGACGTTTGAAGCCTGCGCGATAGAAATTGCATTGCCAGCGCGTAATGCGGACGGAACGCAGGATCTGAAATTCGCCCTGAGTAATATTGACGGTGTCGTTTCGGGAGCCATCGATAAAGTTCTGGATGAAATGAAATCAGCCACGCTGACATTTCGGCGGTATATTTCATCCGATCTGTCTGCTCCGGCATCATCACCGTATACGCTCGATATCAAATCCGGCTCCTGGACCCCGACAGTAGTTCAGGTCACGGCGGGCTATATGAATATCCTTAAAACAGCCTGGCCCCGTAAACGTTACAACCTCGCAGAGCATCCTGGCTTACGTTACTAATCTGAGGCAAACATGTTTAACGCTGATAAATACCGTTCAGTCAGCTGGCTGAAAGGCGGTCGCGTATACCCGCAACTCGACTGTTTTGGCATTGTGAATGAAATCCGGCGCGATCTGAAATTACCCCTCTGGCCCGATTTCGCCGGAGTGACCAAAGACGGGGGAGGCCTCGACCGGGAGGCGAGAAGGTTGATGCTTTCCCTGCAACGCTGCGAGCCCTGCGAAGGTGCTGGCGTGGCCTGCTATTCCGGCTCAACGGTCACCCATGTCGGGATCGTTGTCATGCTCGATAACCAGCTGCAGGTCGCGGAATGTAATCCAGGCTCGGGGGTTACGTTTCTGCCACTGGCGCGATTCATACGAAGGTTTAACCGCGTGGAGTTCTGGCAATGACGATAAAGTTTTTTCCGTCCCGGTTGCCGGGTGAACCCCTGGAGACGCACGAACATGGCGCGATGACCCTGCATGAGTGGATGGCCAGGAATGTCCCGAGCTACTCGCAGGACAGAAAGCATCCTGTTGCGGTCGAACTGGACGGCCGGGCTGTTCCACCTGCGGAATGGCCACTATGTTTGCTGCGGCCAGACAGCGATGTGCGGATTTACCCGATCCCGTATGGAACCGGCCTGGAAATCGCCGTGTGGGTATCGGTTGCCGTATCTATTGCCTCTACGGCCTATGCGCTGTTTTTCGCCCCGAAACCAGAGCTGGGCGGGTTTTCGTCAGGCAATTCAGCATCACTGGACCTGAACCCGGCAAAAGCGAATACAGCTAAGCTTGGCGATCCTGTTCGTGAGGTATTCGGAAGAAACAGAATTTATCCGGATTACCTGGTGCAGCCGGTCACTCGCTTTGACCCCAATGATCCCACCCGGATGACGGTCGAAATGTTTGTCTGCCTCGGGTATGGACGTTTCTCTTACACCGGCGGTGATTTTCGGGTAGGTGAAACTCCTGCTCTGCCGTTAGGTGATGGCTTTTCTTATACCAGCTATGGCCCTGGCGATAACGTGGCGGGGGACCGTCGCAGCGAGGTCTGGTTCAACAGTACAGAAGTTGGCGGGACATCAAGCGGGTCAGGTCTGGATATGGCTCAGACTGCCCCTGAAGCCAGTGATATCGTTGCTGATGCCATGGCCGTCAGCGGCGCCTCAGTCTCGTTTTCAGGTCTCGATGTCGATGATGACAACGATGATGATGAAGATGAGAACAAGCTGCCTCCTGGCTGGATTGAGGGTGCAATTGTCACTCTGAAAGCGCCGGTGAATTATCAGGTATCGATTGAGGATGGTTTTAACGTTCTGACAGGTGACGCCGTCGAAGAAGTGGCGCCATATAATGGTATGCCTGTAACGCTGACGTTTAGCGGTACCGATTATGATCTGCAGATTGCCACGTATACCCCTCACCAGGACGCCGTTCCGGGAACGGGTGGATCGACTGCAGCATTGCGCGCCAGTGCGTCGCCAGCCACGTATGATTTTACGACAACCAGCCAGACGTTTGCTCTGACCTGGCAGGGTGTCACCTATACCCTGTCCCTGGTTGCTGACTACGGCACAATGTCCGGTTTGCTGGCGGCGATTAACAGCGGGCTCACCGGATCGGGGTTGATTGCTCAGGATGACGGCGGCGTGATTCGTATCGTGGAAATTTCCAGCCCGTGGCGTGGCGGTTCCATTACGTCATCATTCCTGCCCGTGTCAGTTTTTGGCGACAGCGCTGTGTTTACTGCCGGTACAGCATCCAGTGGCGGAAGCCCGGCGGTCACAGCCAGTGTCAGGCTGGCATACGATTCCGGTACCGCATTTTCTGGCCTGCCGGACGGCACGCAGCGGATTTCCCTGGCTCACCGTGGCAACGAATACCAGATAGCATCGACTGACGGTGCGTCTGCAACCGTACAGAGGGTGGTTAATGGTGTCGTTGATAATACCTGGGCAGGTTTCCTCACCCGTACCGTCGTGGATTTTGCCGCGTCTGGTATCAACGATAATGAAACATGGCTCGGCCCCTTTCTGGCCTCCCCGCAAAATGAAGTTGTGGACGCCTTCGAGGTCAACTTTGCTTTCCCAAACGGAATTTGCGGATTCCAGAACAACGGGAATAAGCGGGTTCGACATGTTGAGTATGAAATTCAGTACCGCGTATATGGTTCCGGATCAGGGTGGACGAGTAAGCAGGGGGTGTACGCGCTTAAAAACGTTAATGGCCTCGGTTTTACAGAGCGTTTTAATCTGTCTTCTCCCGGGCTGGTGGAGGTTCGATGCCGCCGCCGTAACGAGCAGGGGAGTAACAACGCGAGGGACAGCATGTTCTGGCAGGCGCTCAGAGGTCGTTTGATTTCCCGTCCGACCTTCTACGCAGGGATATCAACAATAGGGATCACGGTTGAAACCGGTGGCCAGCTGGCGGCGCAGTCAGACAAGCGTGTGAGTGTTGTCGCCACGCGAAACTATGATGGCGGTGGTGACAGGACAATCAGCGGGGCATTCCTGCATCTGGCCCGCAGTCTGGGTTATCGCGACGACCAGATCGACATTTCCACAATTAACATGCTTGAGGCTAACTACTGGACGCCACGAGGCGAGTATTTTGACCACCAGGCCAGCAGTGACAGCACGTCCGCAAAGGATATTTTCGACAAAATTGCTGAAGCAGGCATGGGGTATTTTCTGCTGTCTGACGGCTTACTTTCCGTCGGGCGTGAAGGGGTCAAAAGCTGGACCGGAATCATCACCCCCCAGGATACTGTCGAGGAAATGCAGACATCATTCAGGGTGCCTTCTGAGGACGATTTTGATGGCGTGGATGTGAAATACATCAATCCCGTGACCTGGGCGGAGGAGACCGTACAGTGCCGGACGCCTGAAAATCTGTTCCCCCGGAAAACGGAGTCTTACACCATCGATGTCGTCATGACAGCGGATCGTGCCTGGCGTATCGGGATGCGCCGGTTAATGAAATATCTCCATCAACGCCGGACGTATACGGCTACAACTGCAATGCTGGGATGGTGCCATGATTTTGGTGACCACATCATTTTGTCAGATGATATTCGAACCGGGAAAACCCAAAGTTGCCTGATTGACGCAATGACATACGACTTTCAGGAAATAACGTTACATGTCACCGAGCCTCTGGACTGGAGCTATACAAATCCCCGGTGCTGGATACAGTTTCAGAACAGTCGTCCATCGTCACGGATGCTGACGCCGCAGCGGATAGATGATTTCACTCTTACCATACCTTACAACGACGATCTGCACCCGGAAGACTGGATTATGGACGACCCTGATATTGATCTACCGCGTTTGCTGTTCTGCGACAGTGAAAAAGGTGCCCGGCATGGGATAGTCCAGGAGGTCGCCCCCTCCGGTGACAGCAACTGTCAGATTACCGCGCCGGAATATAAAGAAATTTTCTACGTCTACGACGACGCCACATACCCCGGCGACGTCGCGTAATACCCCATAAAAACCCCTTATTAACTCTTTTCGTTCAAACCCTCGTTTGGGCGAACGCCTTTTTTGGAGCAAAAAACATGGCCTTTAACCCGGAGCTGGGGAGCACGTCTCCCGCAGTGCTGCTCGATAATGCCGAGCGCCTGGATAAGCTGGTGAATGGTGATGCGCCGACCGAACCGGACCGCGCTGGCGTTGATCTGGATACCTGGCGCGGAATGATGGCGAAGAATGACCAGATTCGTCAGAACCTTGTGCCATTGAGTAAGCAGTACATGACGCTCGAAGCGGCCCAGGCCGATATCGCAAATATTCCAGAGGGCAGCACCACCTATGTGCGAAGCCAGGATGGTAGCGCTCTGGCAGATGAATATATCAATAATGCCGGTGTGCTCACTGCTACCGGGCGCCGATTGATTTCGAAAGAATATGTTGATGCTCTTGTCGATGCCATTTATGAACGCATAAAACCACTACAGTCTTCACCTGATGCGCTTTTTGACATCGTTTCACGTAATGGTCTCCGTCCCTTTAAAATCGATGACGATAATGGCGAAATCTCATTAAGTTTAATCGCCCGCTTATTAACCGGGGATTCCGGTCTGAATTTCAGCGGTAATATCCTCGATAATAATGCGCCTGAGGGGTGGTTATTCGTAATTTATGCGAAAAACGGGCTGGTTATCGCAGGGGTGAAAGAAGATGGAACAAAGGTCGGCTGGGGCGGGAGTGACAGCGGTGGCGGGCAGGCTGGCGGCATTACCCCTGGCGACACGGCAGTGGGTTATGACGATATCCGGAATTATACCGGTGAGGCTACACTCAGAGATGTAGTGGGTGAGCGTATTGGCGGCAGGTTCGTCGTTGATGCGTCTGACACGTCATCGCCGGATGATGGCGGCGGCGTTCTGGTCGGTGTTGACGGTCGTCGCTGGGTCCGCCAGTGCGATTTCGTTTCTTACGACATGTTCGGCGCTCCCCGCATACCGGAGGACACCTATCAGTCATATGCTCTGCTTTCCATGCAGGGAAATGAAGCCTCCGCGCAGGCGCTGCTGGCCGACCAGGCGGCAGCTGATCAGGCCATGATAAATTGCCATGCTTTTGCGAATAAGCATGCGATCCCGGTCGTGCAGAATGCTGGCCGCTTTCTCTGGATCGGCGAGTCTGTGATTATTCGCACGTCATCATACCTGACAGGCTGTACTGTCGTGACCTGTAACCGAAGTGGTCTGGCAGAAAATCGATGGGGAAAAGTTGACGGTGTTAATGATGGCGCGCCGGACCCGGTTTACATGTACCGTATCCAGGGAAAAAGCCGCATTGACTTTACGACTTCGGAACTGAACGAGCTTAACACCACCTATGCGTCTTATCTCAGGCGGGGCAGTATGCGGCTTCCCATGCCTAAATTGTATCAGTATCGCGGGGGGTATTTTGGGTATATATCTTCTGCCGTCGAACTGTACCGCAGTGGCGGACGTGGCAACCCCCGTCAGCACGTTCATTTTCGGGATTTTACCCGGATCGGAAGGAACGGGGCGATAACTGACGTGTTTGTGAAAAATACGCCAGCAGGTACCGTGTCAGAAGCGTGGATCCAGCCAAAAGAAAGCGCCTGGCTTAACTTTTATCCGCCTACATTCTTCGAGGCCGGTGCTGACCGCCGGTTTGTTAACATGATTATTGAGCGGTCGCAGGTGAACATTTGCGATCTGGTAATGGAAAACTGGGCGACAGGCAACATTGAGTCACGGGTGGCCATCAGCTCTTATGGTGTCTGCGATCTCCGCCTGCGCAACGCTACGGCAGAATGTATGCCAAACGCGAATAACGGGGCCTACGTCATCTGTTTTCGTAACAGTATTGAAGTTCATGTTGACGCCTATTACGGGCTGCATGGCTGGGGATTCCAGGGCCATCACGGTGTGAAACGCCTCTTTATCGATCGCAGCGTCATGAACCGGTTCGATTTTCACTCGTTTGGATATGACGTGTTTATCGACAATACCCGCTTCAAGGGAAAGCAGGTGAATCTCCAGGGCGGCGGAGTATTCTCAATGCGCAACATTGAATTTGACGTTGTCCCTGGCTCAACAGCGCAGAGCGGTACAATGGAGGATCGCCTTAACTACTTCATCAACATGCGTGAAGATTATGCCGGAGACTGCGAGTGTAACCTTTCCATTGATGGACTCGTGGTCAGATTTGATCGCACGGTCAACTGGGGTGGGAATAACACCTTTACGTTTGATGTTGTCCGCATGAACGCCGGAACGGCTTTCGACTACGGAATTGACACAAAAGACCCGCATACGGTCATTGGCAGGAACATCGTTTTCGATCTGGACGGGATGTCGGCGATATTGCCGGATAATTTCGCCTTCTCATTCTGCCGGCCGCTTAAAAATCTCTACACCTCAGCCGATCGCACGTACCTCCCGGGCCTGATAAAAGTTGAGAACATGACGGCGATTCATGTGCCGGACGATAAAAACGCGGTGATGGCGGTCTTCCGCTGCGGGGATGATATGGCGCAAAACCCGTTCGGCAGTCGGGTGAAGCTTCGCCCAAATGGTACCAACGCCGACATCATCGCCGTGGACGTGGTCAGCGTCATCAATAATCCGGTCGTGGCTCAGAACGCAAGCCCGACAGTCTATATGCCGGGTGAGGCATCTGCCTGGGATACGGTAGTGGACGGCTCGACATACCGGACCAGTGAATATTCATGGCGACCTAAAGTCACTCTGCGTAACTGCTATCCATCCATCATTAATGCGACGGGGGTAAAAGCAGAATTTGACATTCACGGCGGATTACTCGCCCGCTACAGCATCGGCAATACGGGAAACCGCTGTCGCGTGACAGGGGCTGATATTCAGCTTATTCCGGACTCCACCGGCACGCTCTATTTTGATGCCTCGAATGTCAGAGCAACAGGCTGTGACTGGTTTGACCCGATGAACGGAGCGACTTACAGCGGCATACTTAACGGCACTGGCAACGAGAACCGGGGCACCACAGCGCACTCACCCAATATTTAAGGATTAACTCATGTCCGGAACGCGTATTTTTTGCAATCAGATTATCTCCGTCACTGACTGGAATCACGACTATGTAACCGTGCCTTCTGTACTGGAAAGCCAGTCGCCGCTACCCACGCTTGCCTGCTTTGATTTACTCAATCCTCTGGATAACAGCGGGCATGGCTATACGGTGAGCCCGGGGGGCGGGCAGGTGCGTGATTGGGGGCTTCATTATGAAGATGGTGCTCTTCCTTCAAAAACGGATTTTTCAAAATCAGGACAGGGCGCAGTGTCTTTTATCACCGCGTTTAAATTATCTGCGCTGAGCCGCTACACGAACATTATCAGCAATCGTGTCGCTGGTGGCGGTTTTAACCTTTACTTCAATAATGGTCTCTACATGTCGGTTATTTATCCATCCGGGAATACTGTTATTGTAGATGAGGGCGGTGTGATTATGCCTGAGGTGGATAAGTGGTACGTTGCAGCCGGAATATTCGATCCGGCAAACAATAATGTAAGAGTTCAATTTAGTGATCTGGGTGTCCAGGTTGGAAGTATCGGTACAACATTTCCGCCAAACGCCTCTTTGATTGAGCCACTGATGATAGGAGGCGCTACCACAGGGGTGACGACATCCTCCATGACTGGCGATATCGCTTTTGTAGCTCTGTATGACGGCGCATTTACCCTGGCCCAGCGTGAAGCAATGGTTGTTGTAGGTCAGGAAGTTTTGCGGGAACGTGGGCTTATCTGACAGGAGTGCCGCCACCCGTAAAGGTGGCGGTTCATTTGATGTGAGGTCATGACGATTTCTTACAATGGACGCAGAGCGGCAAAATTCTTTTTGGCTATTATAATTGGTGCATGCTTGCAGAAATTCTTTCCCGGTGAAGTGCTTTGGTTAATACTGGCATTGCTTCCATTTGGGATAATATTAAAATGCTCGCATTAGCGACAATAAGTCGAAATTATTATTAGGTCTGTATTCAGGGCTTTTCTCCTAAAGGGATGTAAAGTTCACGTAATCCGGCGAAATACATGACCGAAAGATACATGGCAGTAAATAGCAATAGTAGCTTTATGTTATTATTGTCAGTGTATTTGTATCTTTTTTTGCGAGATTCAATTGATGACGTCTTAGGGTCGAATTCAGGCTCTCTGGCAATAAATTCTGATAGTGAATTATAAAGAGAATTTATCTCTTCTTCAGTCATTTCTGTTTTGTCAATCTGATGGGCGAACTTGTTGCGTATCGCGTTGAGTTTTTTCATAAACTGAAAGCACTCGTTTGGAAACGAGAAGTTTTTTGCAATAATAAGCTTGTTGTTAAAGGTTAAGCTAACTGAATTATTAAAAAAATTCTTATTGTGGCTGCTTGCCTCAATCCATGTTTCTAAAATTTTTTCACAAACCATGTGAATCACAAGAACAGCGCTGAGCTGGTCGGTATGGAATGTGAGCGACACAAAACGCATGTTCATCTCTTTCATTCTCAGCAGCGTTGAAAAATGCGCCTTATCCATAGATGCCTCCAATGCTATCATCGATCCTCAACGTAGCACGACGTCTGGTTTCCTTTGAACCTGGAATTTTATCCATAGCTTACGGATCACGATATGAGTGAAGACAATTATTTATGCCCGGAATGGGTAAAAAAGGATGCCAACATTCCTCATGACTGGAAGAAATACGTAAGTGAGGAAGTCATGGCGATTTGGGGAGACTTTAGCGTAAGCCAGCGCATGGCATTGGGCCGATGCTTTGATGACATTGCAAGTCGTGAGGAGTGGGATTGAAGAAAGCGAACGCTTTTTCAGTAATCGATCCTGCGCCATCAATGTGTTATACCTGCCGAGAAAATTGATAGCCGCGACCTCTCTTGATCTTCCCTTTCGATAAAACTACTGTATATACAAACAGCATTTATTGGAGGGCAGATCATGGGATTCCCGTCACCGGCTGCGGATTACATTGAAACCACGTTAACAGTGAGCTCACTGTGCAATATCGGAGCAAACTCGCGAATTATCCCCACCGACCGTGGGTATGTCGTTCTGGACTTGTCGCTGAAGGTTAAGCAGGGGAGTATTCTACTTATACGTTCGGCAGGAGAACTGCAGTTTGCAAAGCTAATGGGCCGTTCATTTATCACAGTTGAGGGAGAATCGATTGAAGGTGATGCCATGGATGAGGTAGAAGTGCTCGGAGTCGCAACGCACGCGATCAACGACTTGAGGCAGGACGATAGCCCTATTTGATGTGAGTAAAGTTAAGCTTAAAAAGGAAGAATGCTTCCCCAAAATGAAAGGCATATCATTGATTAAATAAGAAAATAAAACATACTCAAAAGAGGGGAAAATCAGCCAGGAAGTTTATATAACTGGCTGATTTTATTTAACTAAGTGTCAATTTTGGAAGTCTGCTTGTGAAACAGTTCACGGAACACCGGATAAATATCTTCCGGGTCGCGAATATGCTGCATAGCAAAGTTTTCGAAGGTTGACTGCAGGTGTTCATATTCCCGCCACAGCGTCTGGTGCGCGCGCCGGGTTATCTCGATATAGCTATAGTAGCGCACCACGGGCAGGATTTTCTTCGCCAGCAGTTCGTGACACAGCGGTGAATCGTCCGCCCAGTTATCGCCATCCGAAGCCTGCGCGGCGTAGATATTCCACTGCGCCGGGTCATAGCGCTCTTTGACCACTTCATCCATCAGCTTCAGGGCGCTGGAGACAATGGTGCCGCCGGTTTCTTGCGAATAGAAGAATTCGTGTTCGTCGACCTCTTTCGCCTGCGTATGGTGGCGGATATAAACCACATCAACGTTTTTATAGGTCCGGCTGAGGAACAGATACAGCAGGATGTAAAAGCGTTTTGCCATGTCCTTTGTCGCCTGGTCCATGGAGCCGGAAACGTCCATCAGGCAGAACATCACGGCCTGACTTGACGGTTCTGGCCGTTTTTCGTAGTTCTTGTAACGCAGATCGAAAGTGTCAATGAACGGCACGCGGTCAATTTTCGCCCGCAGTTCGGCTATCTCTTTGCGCAGCCGCTCCTCTTCCAGCAGCTGCGCCGGTTCGCTTTTGCTAATGGTGTCCAGGTCTTCTTCCAGCGCGTGCAGTTCCCGGCGTTTACCGGCGGTCATCGCCGTGCGGCGCGCCAGCGAGTTTTGCAGCGAGCGAACGACGCTGATGTTAGCGGGCACACCGTTAGCGGTATAGCCCGCGCGATGGGTTTTATACTCCGTCAGCTGACGCTGCTGGTTTTTCTTCAGGTTCGGCAGGGCGAGATCTTCAAAGAGCAGATCGAGATATTCGTCTTTCGAAATCTGAAAAACAAACTCATCCTGGCCTTCGCCGTCGGCGCTGGCCTGGCCCTGACCGCTGCCTCCACCGCCTCCGCCGCCCTGAGGGCGCTCAATGCGGTCATTCTGTACGAAGTGATCGTTACCCGGGTGTACGCGATTGCGCAGGCCGCCGCGCCCCTGATGAAACATCGGTTCGTTAATATCGTCCGTTGGGATGGAGACGGACTCTCCGCTCTGAATATCGGTCACCGAGCGCTTGTTTATGGCCTCGGAGATCGACTGTTTTATCTGCGCTTTATAGCGGCGCAGAAAGCGCTGCCGGTTGACGGCGCTTTTATTTTTCCCGTTCAGGCGTCGGTCTATGAACCAGGTCAT